GGTGCTCTTGTGTCTCCAATTTCTCAAGACGTAGATAACGCCAGCGCCCTATTAGCATTCGAGTAAACTAATGTCCCGTTACGGTATTAACTACTACGGTTCAGCGTTTTATGGTCAACCAGCTTTAGTTGATTACGCTATAACCGATTTTACAGCTGTACCGTACGGCCATGGCCAAGTAAAGTTAAATTGGACTAGTCCAAGTGGAGCTTGGAACAGAATTAGGTTAGTTAGAGGAACTTACGGATACCCTACAAATCCATTTGATGGCAAAGAGCTTTTAGATGTTTATTATGGATTTGATCCAGGATCGTTTCTAGATAACGATGATATATTAAGTGGTAGATTTTATTATTATTCTTTGTTTGTTTATGATATTTCTGCATATTTATGGGTTAAAGCCGCTGATGTATCTGCTTTAGCTGTAAAAGACTTTAAAACAGCAGAACTATTATACAAGTACATTCCAGAGCCATATAAATACACAAGTTTAGTATCTGTATTAAGTGATGAGACTAACCAAAGTTTATATAAGTTTTTAAGTATATTTGGGTTTGAACTAGATAAATATAGAACTTTTATAGAGAACGCAACAAGAAAATATGATTTGTCCGTTAGCAACGGAGCGGTGCTGCCTATCCTATTAAAAGAGTTTGGCTTAAAGTTTGAGCCAGAAATCGGTTTACAGCAATCTAGAGTTCTTGTACGAGATGCTGTACAGCTGTATAAAGAAAAGAGTAGCAATCAAGGAATAAGAGAGTTTATAAAGGCTTTTGGTGGGTACGCTGTTCCAGACCCAGCTTTATCTTTACCAAATCCTGGTGTAAACGGAATTGTAGTAAGCCATAACTTAATGCTTGATTACAATTCATCTTCTTTTGAAGAGTCTACGGGTCTTTGGGAAAACAAATCTAACGCCGTATTAAAGGCGCTTACCACTTGCAATGTTACACATTATAGAGTTTTGTCAAATGTGTTGACTATAACCTTAGATAAAGAGCACGGTTATAGCATTGGGGACCAGGTAAATATTACAGGATCGCCTATACCGTTAATAAACACAGCCTCTCCAGTAACCCTGACAGGGGTAACCACAAATACAGTATCGTTTGCTAAAACGTTTTATGATATTGCTACAACAAAAACAACAGGTGTATTATCGTCTTTTCCAGTTCCTTGGGATGAACCAACTACTATTGACGGATATCCAAATAAACAAAATGGAATATTAAGAGTATCTAACTCTAGTGGCAGCACTGCAACAGTCTCTATATCAGCCGCTGAGTCTGACCCTGTTGGCTCAGGTATTCCAGTAACTGCTGGGCTTTCTTACACATTTAGTATTTACTCAGTTGGTTCTACTTCTAGAAGTGTTACTTTAAGCATCCATTGGTACGACCGATTTGGTGCGTCTATCTCTACAACTAATGGAACCGCCACTTCAAATGGTAACAGTGGAGTCTTTACGGTAAGACCTACAGTAACTGGTACCGCCCCAGCTACTGCTTATTATGCTGTTCCTGTAATCTCTATTGCTTCCGTAGGAAACGCGGCAAGTGGAGAGCACCATCATTTTGATGCGGCTCAATTTGAGCAATCTGCTACAGCTACAGAATTTGATGAAGCTAGAAACCTACATATTACTTTAAAAGCAAGTAGAATTAACGAATTAGTTAACCCTAACTTTGCTGGATCCGTAGCCCCTTGGAACATATTAAACGCTACAAATGCGTACGACGTAACAATAGCCGACCCTGATGACCCTGTATATGACGTAACTTCGTACTTTATACAAAGTAATTTAGTAGAGTTAAATACTGCTTTGCGTCATGAAATTAAAGCTGGGTCTACAATAAACTTGCAAGGAATTAGTGGGGCAATTGATGGACAATACGTAGTAACTATTGTAACTGAAAATACCATTACGTTTAGCTTAACTATTGCAAATCAACCATTAACAAACGTTTCTGCAACTGTGTCTAAAGCAGGATCAGTAGTTAAGTTAACTACCCCATCTACAACTCCAGTAATTGTGGAGTCCTGTACAGACACTTCCGCTTTAACACCTATCTATTACCCTGGATCTTCTTATACCTTTAGCATATATGCAAGATCGTACGCCTCAACGCATACGGGTGTATGTAAGATTTATTGGTATGACGACACAACTACTTTAATTAGCGAAGCTACTGGTTTAGTTACGCCCATAACTGATGAGTGGTCTAGGCTGTACGTAACCAGCACCTCTCCCGAAAACGCTGTAGATGCAAAAGTAGAGTTTACTTGGATACCTTCAATACCTGGAGCCGACCTAGCTATTGACCATGCCTTATTTGAAAACACACCGTTTGTTCTTCCATATTTTGATGGCCTTAAGGGACCAGCCACAGACGACGAGTTGTATTGGGAAGGCGGTTTAGCTAACGCAGCTAGGTCTCACTTGTATAACAATAGGTTATCTATCGAAAGCCGATTAAAGGTAGCTATGTCTGAGTTCTTAGTGTCCGGCTCAACTTTTACGATTTACTTAGCTCAGCCAAAAACGTAGTATACTTCCAGCCATGCTGGACCTACTTCTCATTGCCTGCTTTGCTTCATTTTGGCTTGCCGTGTTAGAGCAAGTGTTTGAGTTAATAGAGAACTTTATTGATCTTAGGCTAATTAAAGCTTTGACAGCATTAGGATTATCAGCTGGAGGAGCAGGTCTTCTAGGTATTGAATCAATTCGTATATTCGTAATTTATACAGTGGCGGGGGCTTTTGTCTCAGCCCTGCTTGTAGCTACCGGATCTCGCATTTCGACATACCAACCCGCCATAGTAAGGGCTGTTAAACCAGATCGAGAATAATGTGTATGCTATCCCTCTAAGGGAGGGCACATGCCAACAAAACATATATTAGTTCTGGGATCTGGAGAAACCAGCAGAGCAAACGTAGATGCTTTATTAGACGATTACTTTTTTAATAGAAAAGATAAATACGTAATTGTTTTAGCATTTAATAAACAAGCAAGTCAAGGGCAAGTATTTGCAGCCCAATTTGCAAAGGACAATAACCGGGATTTAGTCGTGTTTGCTAATGAAGGTTTTATTTCAGCAGGTTTACCACAAGCAACTGTTAACCATTCAGAATCTCCTATAAAAGATGCTATTAATGCATCTAAAGGGGCGGGCACTGAAGTATTTATGCTGTGGTCTGACGAAGATATGGAAACGGCTAACATCATAGGTTATGTAGCTGAAGCCGGTATTCCAGCATTTGACTTAACAGATGGGCTTGCAAAAATTGAAGCCTCAAAGAACATACAAAAAGTAGAAACACCAAATATGCCTGAAGTAGAGAGCACAACTGCTAGCTCAGAGCATCCTTCATTATTTGAAGAAGATGAAGAAGAGGAAGAAGAACCATCTGAGGATGAGTTTGAAGAAGTGGATGACGAGATGTTTACCATAGCGGAGTCCATAGCCTTACTTGCAAAAGTTATTGCTAGAGAGGTAGTCAAAGAAATGAAAAAGGACGAGGGCAAGTGATTTCAGGTAAGGCCTTTGGGATATACATGTACTTAGTTGCAACTAACGCTCCAATATCAGCTGATAGGTTGGCTGAGGTATTTAAAGATGGAAGACGTGGGATGCTTTCGGCGCTTAAAGAGCTTAGAACTTTGGGTTTAATAACAACTATTACTAGAAAGTCTGGTGATAGGTTTATTACAGTATCTAAGGTCGTTGAGGTAAAATACCTTAGTAGTGCTAAAACCGCACTCCCTTTACAGCAGTGCCAGCCCAATAGCCAATTAGCTTATACGCCGTATAGCTTAATTACTAATTGTATTAATAGTTTTGCAAATAGTCGAACTGAAGTTCGACAAAGAGAAAAAGAAGAAACAAAAGTATTGGAGGTAGTAATGGGAGGTTGGGACAACCTATTTAGTTCCGATAACTCTATAGATCGGGACGAATACCTTAGAGAGTCTGAGAAAGCCGCTCGTAAAAAGAAAGAAGATTACGAAGAGGCCAAGTCTAAGGTTGTTAAAAAGAACAATCTGTATAGAAGTGACCTTCCAGTTAGTCAATGGAACCCTAAGCATGTGTGCCAGGAGTTTTCAAACCGTATTTGGACTATGCACATTAAGCCTTGGAATGTTAATGCCAGCGACTTTGTAAAAGCCATGGGCACCACCAGAAATAAGTACGGAACCAATGGCGAGATCGAGATGAAGGTTATGGATGCTTTCTTTGCTCGGATAGACCTTGGCAAGTACACCGACCCAGAACACCTCTGGCGTTTATTCTTAAAGATGTTTCCCCAACTCTTAAATGATGCTAAGGTTCTGATTGAGGCTCCTAAGCTAATCCAAGAGGCAGCCGAAACTGACGATAAGTTTTGGTCAGAAAGGGGATTGTAAATGTACCTTATCGAGGACCTACCTATAAGGCGCCGTACGTGGCTGCAAATCGCTGGTATCCCAAATCAGTATCTTGGGTGGACTTTAGACGACTGCCAGGATGCCCCTCAGAACGGTTTAAAGCGCATTAGAGGCTGGATTGAGATGGTAGCCAATGGAGATATCATCCGAGCCTCTGGAAAGCCCTCTAGTGGGAAAGGGCTCTTAATAACAGGAGACCCTGGACACGGCAAAACTACCGTAGCGGTAGCTGCGATACAGGAGATGCTACGGACCTTCTCAATGGAGAACTTTGGCTCTCAATCTGGTTCTGTTTTGGTCAGACCAGCCTACTTCATCACCTTTGCTGAATTATTAAACTTAAAAGGCCGAACTATGGACGATGACCAAAACCCTGAGGATAACCAACTATTTGCCGGTTTACTTGGTGAGGCCAAAGATGATGCTTATAACATCAGGGTTCTTGTAATCGACGATTTAGGCAAAGAACACATGTCTGCCTCTGGTTGGCAAAAAAACATGTTTCATCATGTGTTACGCACCCGCCATTCCAAAGGATTGCCTACTATTGTTACCACCAATTATGCTCTCCCTCTGTGGGAATCCATATACGGTAACTCAACAGCGAGTTTTGCAAGAGAAGCTTTTGCTGAGATACCATGGATAAGCCAGAAAGGAGACCTTCGTCGAATATGAAAGAGGCACCCGTGTCTGAAGAGTTAAGACTTATTCAAGTCTTTCTAACTCAACAGCAAACTCCTGGACCAAGCATTTTTGAAGTAAGCACTGATAAAGATGATAATCTTTACTGCACATGCGCCGGTTTCCGTGGCCGTAGTTTTTGTAAACACGTTAAGTTTGTTAAAGCTCGTATAGAGACAAATGGTGGAACTTACCCATTAGAGATTTCAACAAAAGCATCTAGAGAAGATGCGGAGAAGGCACAAGAGTCTAACTCTACTTTTAGAAACTTTGTCATAAAGTATGGGAAAATAGAGGTCTTATAAATAATGCTCAAGGGGGACATAAGCAACGAATTACCAAAAAGAGTAATCGTTGTTGTTGATACATTCATTGACATTGACGTACAAGTCAAGAAGCAATTTAAAGTAATTCCTGTTTCAAAAAAGGTAGAGACTTTTAACAGGTCTACTCTTAGTCGTTTATACGTTTTCTCTCAGCGTGTCGGATACACCCTAGAACTTGTTTCTTTTTCTCACACAGAGGAACAACTAGAGGAATTAGTTAATAAATTAGATAAAAAGGGAACTAACCCATTTAGGTATTTTACTGTGTACGAGGCAATTGACCACCTAGTTCAGGAGTTGCCTTATAGACCAGAGGTTATAGGTGTGCTAGATTTGCCAACTCGCTTATTGAGATATGGGCATTGGGGAATGGACTTTTCACAATTATGAATAACGAATCATTACTTTTAAGTAAGATTATTCAAGAGAAGTCTCTTGCCTATGTACTAACAAAGAATGTAAACGATAATTGGTTTGCTGATCCAAACGATAAGAAGTTATTTACATTTGTATGTGACCACTACAAAAAGTATGGCGAAACACCTAGCCTAGACACCATACGATCTAACTACCCAACATACGCCCCATTAGACGCTCCAGATAAAATAGATTTCTATGTAGATGTCTTATTAGACCAAAGGCGAAAAGCCGCAACTGTATCTATTGTCCAAGAGGCAATCAAAGGAATTGAAAAACAAGACCACGATTCAGCACTACTTGCTTTACAAGCCGGCTTAATAAGAATTGAAGAATCTGGTTTATCCCTAAGTAGCGACTTAGATATTACTAATACTCCACTTAACCGTTGGGATGAGTACCTACATAGAAAAGCAAATCCAGGATTGCGTGGTATACCAACTGGATTTCCAAGAATTGATCAAGCAACTGGTGGTATACAGAACGGTCAACTAATTGTTTTAGTTGCTCCACCTAAAACGGGTAAGTCAACTCTTGCATTACAAATTGCTTTAAACATGCACAAGGCTGGCCAAGTTCCCATGTTCCAGTCTTTTGAAATGAGCAACACTGAACAAGAATCTAGATTTGATGCAATGAAGTCAAAGATCTCTCACAGAAGGCTTCTTGATGGTGCTCTAACAAAAGAAGAAGAGTCTAGATACAGAACCATATTAAGGAATATGGCAGAGCAACATAAGTTTTGGTTAGTAGATTCTGCAGCAGGTTCTACTATTACAGGTATTGCCGGAAAG